ATCGGTAATTTTTGCTTGCACCCAAGCAGGAATATTTCTTTCCTTTGTACCAAGTGCTTTTCTAAGTTTTTTAATATTCTGCTCAGATTTTTTTAACTGAGATTGTGCCATTGAAATTTCATGGTCACCTTTCTTTTCTTCTTTCATTGCCTGCTTACGAATAGTAGCAAAATAAATTTTGGTACCTTCTTCTTTACCATATTGGTCAATCATATTCTTTTTCATATCGGATTTATCATACTTTTTCTTTAGCATGGTATCCTTTCTTTTTTGAGCAGGACTCATTGATGACTCATTCACTTTCTTTCTTCCTTGACAATGTGCTCGCTGAGAGAATCCTTTTGGGTTATCGCAATCAATGGACTTTTTATATTTTGCACTCCAACCTTCCGATACTCCTCCGCCACTAGTACTCCCAGAAGAGTCCCCATCCCCATTTCCATTGCCATTTGCACCATTGCCATTCTTTTTTGTCTCCTCTTCTTTTTCTTCGTCCTTTTCACGACGAAGCCATCCACCCAGACCCACACGATACCCTGTAGGAATCTTCTTACATTTTTTATCTTTATAGCAGTAGTAATAACCCTGCTTACATTTTTTCATTCTTTTCAGAATCCGGGTTATTACTATTTAGAAAACCTTGCTTTAGTAATTTTTGTAGATCTGATGTTGATCCAACAAATACTGCATTATTTGTGACACTATTTGGACCTTTAGATCCATTATCTTCCTCAAGATCTTTAAGTTTCTTTTGAAGATCTGCTAACTTGTCGGTAGTATCAGCAACACTTTTAATGAGTTGACCAGCAACTTCATATGCTCTTGGACTGCCACCTTCACCAGCAAGTTCCATGATACCGTTGATTGCTTCCTGACCCTTTTCAATCAAAGAATATAAGTTTGCTCTCGTATACTCATAATCTTTTTTAATATCATTATTCTCCTCTGGTCTTTTTATAGGAGTGGGTTTTGTTGGTTCTACAATACTACTTTCAACATTAAGTGCATTGTCAATGGCATCAAAATCAGACATAAGTTATCAAACATCAAGTTGTCTTGTTGGACTATATTCTCTAGAGTCGGTAAACGATTCCCAAGTTTCAGTGAAACCAAAATCATCACCTGGTTCTGCATCAATTGGATCTGGAACAACAGTGTATCTCATTTCACGTTTTGCTGTTCTAGTATCTACACCATTATAAGTATCAACAATAACCTTACGGATAAGACCTTCAGGATTATCGGCAATAGGACCAAAGAGATAACTTTTTGCAGTAAATCGTAAAGTATATATTAAAGCTCTTCTTGTAGAAAAATCTCCTTCATAATCATCTTGAAAAGATACTGAGTTGAGAACAACTGGAATATCTTTCTTTTCTCCAATAGAATCTACCAAATCAATAGTAATATTGAATGATGGTTGAAAATATGGGAGAATTTGCTCTACAAGTTGTAGGGCATCATCATTGAGCTTAGAAAAAATACTAAGTTCAAATCCAATATTATATGGTACTGGCATATAAACTTTTTTCACATTTCCATCAGCGTCACATGCCCTAAAAGTTTTAGTAATACCAGTTTTTCTTGATGCATCATAAGCGATAGATGTCATCTCAAATGACATCCTTGGCAATGTGATTTGAACAGGTTTATCTAAATTTGCTTGTTGTTCTAATCTGGCAAGAAACTTTTGCGTTGGACCATACGCCAAAGGAACATTCATTTGACTAATAACGCCATCATTTGAATTCTTATGCTTAATGTTTAAATCATTAAACAAAGTTCCAAAAGCGATAATTGTCTTTCGTATAATTTCGTGGTAGTAGTAAGATCCTAACATTAGTATGTGCCAAAGGGATTAGATTCACTGAAATCAATAATATTATCTGCTTCTAGTTCTATATCTTCATTTTGCCTATATTTATCCGTCTCAGTGTTTGCTACCCCAGTATTTTTGATAACATACGCTGCTCCAGATTTTTCGCCGGTAAGAACTTCACCAGCATAGAAATAACCAGATGTAAGACCAACACGAAGAATGTTAGTATCTGCATCCCATCTCTTGACTCTGGCAGACATACCAGATCTAGATCCAGTAATGACTTCATTGAACCAATAAGTTCCAATACCAGTGGTTGCAGCACTTCCAATAGTCACAGTTGGAGCAGATCCTAAGAATCCAGCACCAGCATCTACAATTCTAATTTCACTAATTGTTCCTGCAGCAGATACAACTGCTTTGGCACTTGCATTAATGGTTGGAGATAATGGGGGTACAGAAATTGTAACTGGTGGTGTTGTGGTAAATCCACTACCACCGTCAGTGATTGTGAATGAAATTACTCCTCTATAAGCAGTAATAATTCCACAGGTAGCAGCAGCACCAGTTCCACCCCCACCACTAATTGTGATAGTTGGTGCTTGAGTATATCCTGCACCTGCATTCGTTAATAATATTTCAGATATAGATGTTACGTTATTTCTGGTTGTTGTGATTGCTACTGCTGTAGCATCTGTTCCACCAGCGGGTGCTGTTGTAATCGCAACTGTTGGTGTGCTTGTAAATCCAGATCCGTCATTATCCAGGAATATTTTCTGAATATACCCTGTACCCACAGATGCTGTCGCAGAAGCACCAGATCCTGTAGAGAACATTGTGAGATCAAGAATATATCCCTGATCTTCAATTGTAGTATCAATAGCACTTATAGAAGTATCAATAATCTCATCTTCATATTCAAAGAGTTCACATTTGAGTTCGTAAATATAATTTTTACCCAACTGATAGAATGGGTTTTCGTGCTCAACAAATTTTACTTCAAATAAACGTTTTCCCAATGGGAAATAAATTAAATCACCTTCTCTAGGTCTTCCTGCAACTTCAATCTCTTGATCACTTTCATCTTCCAAGAAAGGTGAAATAAAATCTTCAAATCTTTCTCTAGAAATAGTAACTGTCAACTCATCTCTGAGACTGACACCGAACTTAGTCATGATGTCGCCAGCACCACTGTACCCATCATATGTGTTTACGTATGCTTCAAGTAAAAAATTATCATCAAACTTAGATGATTGAATTTCTTCAATAATAGTTTGTTTTCTTACATATTTTCTAGGTATGTAAGTTACCTCAACACCATAAATTTTAAGTTGTTCGTTGATCAACTCTTGTACTAGTCTTTGTTCCCCATAGGAACCTTGTAAGAAAAAAGGATTAAGTGCCATCAGCCAATAAAGTCTAGAGGTGGTAATTCATATTCCATTGACATACGACTACGTATATCAGCAAGCTCTCTTTCACCATCATCGTAATATTGTCTACCATTAAGTTCAATACCTCCTGGTAACTTAGTTCCACCAAATTTCATCATATTTGCTCCCCACTGCCTCTTGATGAGAGCAGTCAAGTATCTCTTCACAAAACTATCATTATAAATTTGAGTGAAATTGGCAGGATCTAAAGCACGATGACAATCAATAACAATATAATCATCTTTTGAAATAGATCCCCAATCAACATCAAGATACAATCTATCTTGTCTCTTGTTATATCTAATTTGTTTATCGGTAGTTAATAAGAAATCAATATCTTCAAGATAACTTTTAGTCATTGCATATTGCAATAATTCTACCGAGTTAAAATAATATAAGTCGTTTAAAAATAATTGATATTTAATACTAAACATTCCACCAGAAATGCTACTAGTATCAAATTTAAAAATTCTTTCAATACCAATAACAGAGTCTGGTACTTGAATAAAATTAGAAGTTTCGTAATAATTTGAAGTGGTTGTTCCGTATCCACTAATAGACGTAGAAGTTGCACTTGTCGTTACAATACCTGCAGTATTAGTGCTCCCAGTCTGATTAGTTGCCTTTCCTCTATCAATATCTGCTTGAGTAAACTTATACTTAAGATACATTCTTTCAACACCGTCATAATGACGTTCTTGGAAATACTGAATAGCATCATCAACCAAATCATCAATTTGGTCGTCGTCAACGTTAATCTCCAGTACTGGAGCACCAAGTTGTCGTTTACAGTAATCAATCAGCCCTTGGCGTGTTGATGGTTTTGCCATTAGAATTCCTCAGAATCTATATTTTTAGTAGTTCTTTTGGGTTTACTTTTTGAGTTAGATAACTCAATTTCTTGCTCACTCACTTTTGCAGTCAAAGATTCAACTTGTTGTGTCAGAGTAAGAACCTTTGCTTCCATAGCAATAGTTTGAGATAAAAAATCGTTTATCTTTTTTTGATATGTCAATATCAAATTTTTAAGTTCAGTTTCATTCATACTTGATATAAAAAAAGGTGGGACTCGCCCACCTGTATTTATAAGTTGTATTTAACCTTAGAAAGAACCACCATCTACAGTTATATTTTCTAACGTTCTTGTAGATCCACTACAAGTAATAACTGCTTGATTATTTCCTTGACAATCTGTGACAGTTAATGCACCAATCTCAAGGTTTGCATAAGTAATGCTTCCCATTACACTAGTAGTTTCAGTTACTTCAGAAGCAACAACAATTCTTCCAGCACTATCGTCCCAGAACATCGCAGCGGTCTTAGCAGAACCACTGTAATAGTGAAGAACAACACCAACGTCAATGTTGGCGTCGGAAGATGGAGCAACCAGAGAACCACCAGAGTTGACCAGACCAACTTCAATCAGAGAGTCTTCAACTTTCAGAGTCTCTGTATTAATGATGGACTGGGTTCCAAGAACCGTCAGGGTTCCATTAACAGTCAGGTCATCAGCAACTGTTGTTGTTCCAGAAGTCGAATCGAGAGTTAGACCACCAGAAGAGGTTGAAACTGTGTTGCCGTCGATGGTAACATTATCAATAGCAGCGTCACCAGTTACGGTGAGTGTTGTGCCATCAAATGTGAGGTTTCCACTGTCTTC